CAACAGTTATTGACCTTTCAGGTCATGGCTTAGACGATGCTCCTGCTGATGTCGATAGAGACCAATTAGCTTAGTTTAGCTAGATATAGGGTGGCAGGGAAACTTGCCATCCTTTTAACACGAGTTTATTATGGCAGAAACATTTCTTACACATACAAATAGAGTTATAGCACGGTTAAACGAAGTACAACTTACATCATCTGACTTTTCTAATTCTAGAGGTATTCAAACACAGTGTAAAAATGCTGTCAATGAAGCCGTAAGGTATATTAATCAAAAAGAGTTTCAATACCCTTTTAATCACACTACAAAGACAGAAACATTAACAGCAGGTACAGTTAAGTATAGTATTCCTACAGATGCTAAAACTGTAGACTATAATACTTTTAGACTAGTAAAAGATAGTGATTTAGGTGTAAGTGGTGGTAGATTAAGAATATTTGATTATAATGACTACGTAAATTCTTTTATAACACAAGAAGACGAAATAAATACTACTACGTTAAGTCAATCTCATACAGATTCAGTTACAACAATTACAGTAGCGAGTACTTCAGGCTTTGATAGTTCAGGAACATTATTTATTGGAAATGAACAAGTTACTTATACAGCTGTAGGAAGTTCGACTACGTTTACAGGAGTTACAAGAGGTGCTAACTCTACAACAGCTGCAGCACATGACAGTGGAGTTCAGGTAGCACAATTTACAAGTGGGGGTATTCCTGAGTTTGTAATTAGAACTCCTGATAATAATTATTCTTTATATCCATTTCCAGATAAGTCATATTCTATTAAATATGATTATTTTACTTTCCCCACCGACATGTCTGCTCATGGTGATACAACAACTATACCTGATAGATTTGCTCCTATTATAGCAGATGGAGCAACAGCATTTGTATATCAATATAGAGGTGAAACTGCTCAGTATCAATTAAATATGCAAAGATTTGAGCAAGGTATTAAAAATATGCAGACATTATTAGTTAATAGATTTGAGTATATTCGTTCTACTTATATACCTAAATCTACATATAATGCCACTACAAATATATTTGCTAGGTCTACATAATGCCTGACCAATCCCAAACTGCACCTTTTAGTTTTGCATGTCAGGGAGGTTTAGTATTAAATCAACCAACATTTAATATGCAACCTGGACAAGCCTTAGAACTACAAAACTTTGAACCTGACATTGATGGTGGCTACAGAAGAATAAACGGTTTTAGAAAATATGTAAATCATATAGTACCTCAAACATCTGCTTCAACAGAAAAAGTATTAATGGTTGCAGAGTTTGCAAATAAAATTATTGCAGCAAGAGGTCAAAAAATATTTAGTTCTGCATCTACTGAACTTGCTACGGCTATAGCATCAGGAACAGGTATGACAGGTTCAGGAACTATAACTGTAGACAGTACAACAGGATTTAGTTCTAGTGGAACATTACAAATTAATTCAGAAATATTTACTTATACAGGTGTTACATCAACAACATTTACAGGTGTAACAAGAGCAACAAGTTCTACAAGTGCTGCAGCACATGCAATAAATGATGTGGTATCAGAAAGTTGGACAGAAAGAGATGCAAGTCGTTCTGATGCAGGTAAATATAATTTTGAAAGATTTAACTTTGACGGTAATGATAAGTTAATTGTTGTAGATGGAGATAATGCACCTACAGTATTTAATACATCTATAGCAGCAACAGATGTATCATCAGCAGGAAGTGGTGAAGTTAGTACAGCAGTAACAGGTGCTAAATTTGTAACAGCTTTTAGAGACCACATGTTTTATGCAGGTATGTCTAGTAC